GTTTGGCATGAGTAAAAAACTCTTCGACTAGGCGCAAAGGCGCCGTAGGCGCGGAACGGTTCAATGACGGTTCCAACCGAGGGGAAAAAGGGGGTGACGGGGGGAAAAGGGGTGTAAGGGAAGTGTCGCAGAGGCACTTTTAAGTGTCTCTGCGACACTGAGTTACGGATGTCTCTGCGACACTTCCCGCGCGGTGTCCCAGGGACATCGAGAACTGTCCCAGGGACACTCGCCCAGCACTATTTGCGATGTCCCATGGGACACTTTTCAGCATCGGCCCTAGCCGGGGTCGAGGTGTTGCACACACTCCAACCAACACCAAGTGCGGGCAGTGATTCCACTGCCCGCAAAGGCAATCAACGAACGACGACAAAAGCTAGGGAAACTCGAGGCGATGATGCCGCAACATTACACGCGCGCGACGATCGAGGTTAGCGTTTACTGCAACCGATGCCGCAAGGAAACCATGCATCGGGTCGACGATCGGAAGCGGGGGCCGTGTCTTGAATGCCTGGCGCGGCTCGAGAACCTGGCCGACGAGCGTAAGCGCAAGCCGGATCTGAAACCGGAATTGAAGCAAGGGGGGTTATTCGAATGACCGAACGCAATGTGACAACCGAGCCGGCGCCGATAAACCTGGGCAAGACGTGGAGGTGAAGATGCCAACTTACAAGGAATATAACGACGCAATCCTGAAACGGCACATCGAGCCGTTGACGGATATACGGGAGATCGGGCTCGCGACAGTGTGTGTGCCGGTGATCAAAAGCATCCTCGAGAATGACTCGGATCGTATGGCCTTTGTGTTCCTTAAGGACGGAACATTTGGTCGACTGCCCATCGTTCTCATGATGGACGATGGGCTCGATCAGCTTCGGATAACGACTCTGATGGAGCAAGCGATCGTCGACCGCAACGTCAAGTAAGCCAGCAAAAGCCAGACCTGGGAAGGTGCTGGCCGGATTCGGATGTCGAAGAGATGTCGCATTTGCAAGCAGTCCATTCCTGCGGGCGAACGGTTCTGCGGTCCCGAGTGCCGACTCGCTTCGAAGGGCATGCAAGGCCTGATGCCGCGTGATGCTGAGCGAGGATGGCTTTTAGTTACGAAGGAAGTCAGGCGGCCGTGGCGAAAAGGTTAGCAGGGCCTTGCGGTACACCGGCATGCAGCGCGCTGGCATCTGTGGGAAAGAGGTATTGTGTCGATTGCTCCAGAGTTATGGCTCGCCGCTCAGCACATGAGCGAGGGTACGATGTGGTCTGGCAGCGCTTCAGAGCCTGGTTCCTAGCTCAGCCTGAGCACGTTATGTGCGTCGATTGTAAATCGAATCTATCGCAGGAGGTGCATCACGTCGTCAAGCTGCGCGACTGTCCTGAGCGTAAGCTGGATCCAGCGAACTGCATCGGGCTGTGTAGCGCTTGCCACCGAATCCGCACCGCCAGAGGCGAATGAGGGTAGGGGGTATTTTTCAGGCAGGTCGCCGCGTCCAGACCGTCAGCCAGCTCGAATTTATCGCAAGCTGGCTAAAAACAGATGCAAAAAAAGGAGTTACGCACATGAAGCATGACGGGTTCCAAGCTGCTCCGAAGCATCTGTCCGTAGAGGCACGGCGCCACTGGATACGGATTGTTTCCGAATACGAACTTACGCCGGATGCCGCGATGATTCTCGAAACGGGGCTCTCGAACTGGGATATGGCGCAAGAGGCCCGGCGGCTCGTGCGCGAGCAAGGAATGGTCCTCAACGGTCGACGTCATCCGGCGCTTGAGATGCAGAAACTGGGCGATATGATCTTCCTTCGCTCCATGCGAGAACTCGGCCTGAATATTTCCGATCCTGGGGATACAGGTCGGCCGCCTCAATCGCTCGAATCGAACGACTCCGTTCCGGCTCCGGCTCCGGCTCCAGCTCAAAAAGTGCTTATTTTCTAAATGCCGACGCTGCGTAGAGTGGGCCTCAGACGTCGCAGTGGGACGACCGACGCGATCCAGAATGCCTTAGGTTCCTTGCGGGGTTCTGAGCGGGTTCTGGCATTCTTCCGTTCTTTTGTGCGCCACTCAAACGGTGAATATCGAGGTAGACGCTTCGAGCCTCTGCCATTTCAGCAGGACATTATCCGGGGAATCTTTGATCCTCGATTGCCGGATGGCCGACGCCGGGTCCGCGAAGCGCTTCTGCTCTTGCCAAGAAAATGCGGAAAAACTTCGCTGAGTGCCGGCCTGGCTCTGGATGCACTCTATGACGGCGAACCGCACGGACAGGTTGTAGTGGCCGCGAATTCTCGGGACCAGGCTTCTCTTCTCTTCAATTCAGCCGTCGACGCAGTCGAGCAGGATCCAGTCTTACGTGCGCGATCGATCGTATCGCGATCCGCCAAGCGAATCATCGATCGTGAAAGCCGAAGTACTTTGCGGGCAATCGCCGCCGAAAGTGGAACCGCGCACGGCCTGGACCTCACCGCGTGGATTTACGACGAGCTGCACGCGGCGACCAACGACGAATTGTTGAACGTCCTGCGCACATCCGTCGGCGCCCGGCGCGAGCCGCTGGGCATAGTGATATCCACGGCGGGCTTCGACCTCGAGAGCCCTTTGGGCCAGTTGTACGAGCACGCGAAGCGCTGGCAGGCCGATCCTTCCATCGATCCCTACTTCTACGCGTCGATCTTTGAAGCCTCGGAGGGCGACGCCTGGGACGATCCCGTGACCTGGCACAAAGCGAACCCGGCTCTGGGCTCGTTCCGGTCGCTGGAGGAAATGGAGATTGCCGCGAACCGTGCGCGCCAGATTCCGAGCCAACAAGACGCATTCAAGCGCCTATACCTTAATATCTGGACTCAGCAGGAGTCCTCGTGGCTCGATCTTGCCGCGTGGGATGCTTGCGGCGCCGATGTTTCCGATGCGGATTTGTGTGGCCAGACGGCATACTTCGGACTCGACCTGTCCAGCAATATCGACCTCACTGCATTCGTGGCGATCGTTCCGTTGGGCGAACGGTTCGCAATACGTAATTGGAACTGGGTTCCTGCGGATGGCTTACTGGAGCGCGAGCAGAACGACCGTGTTCCGTATCGCCAGTGGGTGAAAGACGGACGCCTGGAGACGTGTCCCGGCAATGCAATCGATCTTGCCTATATCTCCGCACGGGTTCGCGAAATCACGAGGAGTTTCAACGTCGGTCGTATCTCATTCGACCGCTGGGGCAGCGCCGCCGTGAGCCAGGAACTTGCCGGCGATGGATTGCCGCTGGTGCCGTTCGGGCAGGGCTTCGCATCGATGTCCGCGCCAACGAAAGCCTTGCAGACCGCCGTCCTGAGCAGGAAGATTATGCACAATCGGTGCCCGCTGTTGCGCTGGCAGGCGGCGAACTGCACGGTTTCTAGCGATGCGGCCGGGAACATTAAACCGGTAAAGCAGGACCGCTTCAGACATCGGAAGCACATAGACTCGATTGTCGCCGCAGTGATGGCGATGGACGGCGTGACACGGGCGGCTGGCCCAACTTTACTTGATTTCCTGAGGGACCCGATCATCTTTTGAACGGGAAATTGATGTACTATGCTCCGAAAGGGCTAGCTAATCGGGAGATGGCGCTAGAAATATCTGAAGCCAAATGCATACGACGTCATCCTCTCGAAACACGCTGAACTCTCCGGAATAGTCACCACATGCGCCGCTGAGAACCGCGCGCCTTGCGCTGAAGAGCTTACTAAACTCAACACACTCAAAGCAGAAATCGACGCCACACGCGCGGAGTGGGAATCCTCCGGGCGCAGTGCGTTTCTAGCTTCGCTCTCTCCTGAAGTGAAGCCTAAAGGCCAGCTCGTTCTCAAGGCCGGTGATTCGTTTGGCAAACATCTGGAGGGAACGTATCCGGACGAATTCAAGGGCCTCAGCCTCGGGCGTCTGTTGCGCGGATACATTACGGGGAACTGGCTTGACGCGCAACTCGAGATGAAGGCAATGGGCAGCACGCCATCGTCAAGCGGCGGACTTCTGATTCCCACTCCACTCTCCGGCGTAGTCATCGACCTGGCCCGCGCCGCGACCAGGGTGATGCAGGCCGGCGCCGTCATCATCCCGATGGAATCTGCCACCCTGCGATTTGCCCGCCTGACGCAGGACGTGGCAGCCAACTGGACACTGGAACAGGCCAACATAACCGCCTCCGGAGCAGTCTTCGACGGCGTTACCTTCACTGCACACAAGCTGGCGGCCCTGGTTGCCATCAGCAATGAACTGCTCGAGGATGCGGCCAACTCGGATCCCGTCATTGAGCAATCGATTGCGAAGAGCCTAGCCCTGGCCTTAGATGCAGCGGGCTTGTATGGGACAGGCGTCGCCCCGGTGCCTCTCGGATTGCACGGCAACGTTCCGGCCGTCGCTGCCGGCGGCACCCTCACGAATTACGACGTGATGCTTAAAGCAATCGCCGACGTCCGCGGCGCGAACTTCGAACCCAACGCTGTGATCTATGCGCCGCGAACCGCGGATTCCCTGGCCCGACTCAAGTCGGGTGTCTCGGTTACCGACATGCGCCAGCTCACGCCCCCGGTTGAATGGGCGAACCTCGCAAAGCTCATTACCAGTCAGGTGCCTATTAACCTCGGGGCCGGCACAAACGAGTCTCAGGCCTTTATCGGCCAGTGGGACCAGCTCGGCCTGGGCCTTCGATCGACCTTGCAGATTGAGGTTTCACGCGAGGCAGCGTATTGGGACGGAACCGCAGTGCAGGCCGGATTCAGCAGGGACCAGACTGTTATCCGTGCCGTCCTTCGAGCCGACTACCAACTACTCCACAGCACGGCATTCGCAGAGGTGACGGGCATTCTGCCGTAGGCAGGTAGAACAGGTTCAGGTTAGGGCGGCTGACTATCCAGCCGCCCAGGGAGTTGTGAATGTTATTCAAGAAATTTGCCCAGATGGTCCGCAGCTCGGCGGCGAAGATGTTTACCTGGCCTAATCGCTATTACTCCACAGATTACGGTCCGCTCGCGACCGACACAGGGGTTCCGGTCACACCCGAAAACAGCCTTACCTGCTCTGCCGTCGCATCCTGCGTTCGCTTGCTCTCGGACACCATCGCCGCACTGCCGCTCCACGTCTATCGGGACCAGGGAAAGTCAAAAACTGTTGCCATCGACCATCAGATTTATTCCTTGATCCACTCGGCGCCGAACGAATTCCAGACTTCCTTCACATGGGTTCAGGAAGCGATCACCCATTGTCTGCTTCACGGGAACTTTTATGCCTTCATCGAACGCGATACATCGGGGAATCCTGTGGCCCTTTGGCCTCTCAATCCATACGGAATGATGGTCGAGGCCGTTGAAGGGGCAGTCTACTATCGGTACTTCTACGGCGGGCAACGCAGTGAATTTCCATTCTCAGACATCCTGCATTTCAAGGGCCTGACGCTCAACGGCCTGCTCGGATTATCTGTTGTGCAGATGGCAAAGCAGGGCATCGGCCTATCCTTCGCGCAGGAACAGCACGCCGCGTCGCTCTTTAAAAATAATGCGCGGCCTGGCCTGGTTATTCAGTTTCCCGGCTTCTTGACCGACGTTCAGCGCCAGAACTATGGCGACAGTTTTGGAATGAAATTTGCGGGCGCGCTGAACTCCGGAAAGACAATCGTGCTGGAAGGCGGAATGAAGATCGAACCGGTCGGATTCACCGCCGAGGATTCGCAATTTCTCGAGAGCCGGCATTTCTCGGTGATCGAAATCGCGAGATGGTTTAGAGTCCCACCGACCATGATCGGAGACATGACCAGGGTGAGCTATAGCAGTTCGGAATCCGAGATGCAGCTCTTCGCCATGCATAGCCTAGTGCCGTGGTGCGCGAATCTGGAAGCGGAAATGAACGCTAAGCTCTTGCCGGCCGGCACGCCGTTCTATGTGAAGTTCGATGTGAACTCGATCGTGCGCGGCGACCAACAAAGCCGGTATACGGCCTATTCGCAGGGGCTCACGGCCGGCTTCCTCACCGTTGCGGACGTTCGCGCGGCCGAAGGGTTGCCTTACATCTCCGGAACGGAATCGCTCAACCGGCCGGCGAACATGGTTCCGAACGAAGGAGGGAACAGTGCTTCTATTCAACCAGCGGCTTGAAATCAAGGCGCTCGACGACGAAGGTAG